CTCTTACCTTTAATCACTATACAAGAGCATACGGAACAACAAGTGGCCCGACAGGATCTACTACTGTAAGTATCACAAATGCCAATAATACTGGCGGCGGCGGGTCACATAATAATATGCAGCCATATATCTTGATCAACTATATTATCAAGACTTAACTTGAGTTTTAAGGAGATGATTGTTATCATTGGTAGTGAGGTAAAAAATGACTACTATTGTTAATGACGTTTCTGATGTAGGTATTTATAATATTGTGGGGGATCAAGGAACAACCTTTATCCGCCAAATTGTCTACAAGAATTCTGCTGGGACTGCGATTAATCTTGGCACTGGCGCTTCTGCTCATATGATGGCTAGAAAGTCGTATCCCGCAACTCTGAAGACTGCGGCCTACAGAAGTGATCCTGTTATCTGGATAAGTTCTGACGATCTTCAATACATCGGATCAACACAGGCAATTACTCTCACTCCAGCTACCGGAATAATTAATATTTCAATCCCGTCATCTTTGATGGGAAGCGTTGAAGCCGGTATATATGATTATGATCTTGAAGTTAGACTTGGAACATCCCCCGGAGTTGGTTCTGCCGGGAATATTATTAAAATTATTCGCGGTTTATTTGAAGTAAGACAGCAGATGACGTACTTTAGTGGAGAGTATTATTACTAATGACTGAGGTTAATCAAACCACTAACGAAATTACTGTAAGTGGTATTGATACTACAGTTAGTGTTTCCCCCACTGCTGCTGGCCCTAATGTTACTGTTAATCGGGGGGTTCAGGCGATTACTGTTAGTCCTTCTGCTGTTGCTTCTGAGGCTTCTATTGGCATGGTTGGTCCGCAGGGTCCGCAGGGACCTATTGGTGACGGATCTGCTACTGTTTCTATTGGGACTACTACGACTGGATCTCCCGGTTCTTCTGCCGTTGTAGTTAATAGCGGAACTTCGACTGCTGCTATTTTAGACTTTACTCTTCCCAGAGGCGCTCAAGGGTTTCAGGGTCCTCAGGGCCCGCAGGGTGATCAAGGCCCGCAGGGCGCTCCATCATTTATAGAAGGTCCTGTAGGTCCGCAAGGATCGCAAGGTGCAACTGGCGCTACTGGGTCGCAGGGGCCTCAGGGCGCTCAGGGCCCAGCGGGAATTGCTGGAGAGCAAGGCCCTCAAGGATTCCAAGGGCCTCAAGGCGCTCAGGGGCCTCAGGGATATCAGGGGTCTCAAGGGTATCAGGGAGATATGGGTCCACCCGGATTTCAAGGCGCTACTGGCGCTCAAGGCGCTCAAGGTGCCACTGGTCCTCAAGGCCCTCAAGGCTCGCAAGGCGCTCAGGGGGCCGACTCATTTGCTCCCGGTCCTCAAGGACCTCAGGGTCCTCAAGGACCTTTTGGTATTCAAGGCTATCAGGGAGAGCAAGGAGTTGTAGGCCCGCCCGGTCCTCAAGGCGATCAAGGCTCTCAAGGTCCGCAAGGTCCTCAGGGAGCGCAGGGTTCAATTGGAGCGCAAGGCTCTCAGGGGCCTCAAGGACCAGAAGGATCTCAGGGATTTCAAGGTGTTCCGGGGCCGCAAGGTGATCAGGGATCGCAGGGGCCTCAAGGTCCTCAGGGAGCACAGGGTCCTCAAGGTCCTCAAGGTCCTCAAGGTCCTCAAGGAGATCAAGGACCTCAATCTACTGTTCAAGGACCTCAAGGAACCCAAGGTCCGCAAGGCCCGCAGGGCGCTACTGGCCCGCAAGGCGCTCAAGGCCCGCAGGGCGATGTTGGTCCGATGGGGCCGCAAGGCGCTGCTGGCCTTAATGGATCAGATGGCCCGCAAGGCCCGCAAGGTCCACAAGGCCCTCAATCAACTGTTCAAGGCCCGCAGGGCCCGCAAGGCCCGCAGGGAACTCAAGGCCCTCAAGGCCCGCAAGGAACTCAAGGCCCACAAGGTGCCGGAGTTCCAGTAAGTGGAACACAAGGACAGATTATTGTTAAAAACAGTGCCACAAATTATGACACTGTTTGGTCTAATAATTATGCTGGGTTTAAAAACTTTTTAATGAACGGAGATTTTCGCATTAATCAACGCGGATGGACATCTTCGACGGCATCTGGCACATATGGATTTGATCGCTGGAAACAGAGCAATGTTGGTGGCACAGTCACCATGACTCCGCAAAACTTTACGGTTGGATCTGGTCCTTCTTCTGATCATCAGCCGCAAAGATTTTTGAGAATTGTCACAAGCGGTCAATCCTCTACGAATAATGCCATTGTGGTTCAGGGCATTGAGGATGTTCGACTTCTTGCCGGAAAGACTGTAACTGTTTCTTTTTGGGCCAAGTCTGGCTCCAGTACTCCGAGAGTTGCAGTTCAGTTTGAGCAGAATTATGGATCTGGCGGGAGCCCTAGTGCTTCCACTTACACCTCAGTGAGCTATGGAAGTATCTTATCAACAAGCTGGCAGCGTTTTACTGTAACACTTGCAATTCCATCAATTTCCGGGAAGACAATCGGAACTACTGCAAATACTTCATATACTGCTTTATTATTGATTGTATCTAATGGTTCAGACGGAACGATTGGCATTCAAAACAATACTTTTGATTTCTGGGGTGTTCAGGTAGAAGAAGGATCGTATGCATCTTCATTTGAGGAGCGTCCTCTTCAGCTAGAGCTTGCAATGTGTCAAAGATATTATTATCGCCAAAATGGTACTACGGGGAGCAGTTATGAGCATTTTGGAATTCCGGGTGTAGTCGCTGTATCAGGTAATGCTAACCGTAATGGTTGGCAAGTCCCTGTTCCTCCAAGAAGAGCAGTTGTTTCTGCTGATGTATCAAGTAGTAGTATAGATGTTTATGATGGTGGTGGCCCGTATGCCCTTACTATAACAAATATTTATCATATAGCTGGAAATACTCAGATTGGCTTTGATGGGACTTTTACTGGCGGGTCAGTAGGGAGACCTTCTATTCCTCTGTTTAGAAATACATCAGGAGCTTTCATCGCTTTCAATGTAGACTTCTAAAATTGACTTTATGTAGTATCTGATATACAATTACAAGATTGGAGGCATGACGATGCACTCAGCGGACTTAAATTTTACTTTCCCGTTTCAAAAAATTAATCAAGAGCAGCGAATCGTAACTGGTATTGCTACAGCCGATAACGTGGATCTTGCAGATGATATTGTTAACTTTGACGCCTCAGTTGAGGCTTTCTCTAATTGGGTGGGGAACATTCGAGAAATGCACTCTCCTATCGCAGTTGGAAAGCTTGTTGATTGGAAGTCAGTTCCGGTTGAACATAACGGCCAAATGTATCGTGGCATCGAAGTTTCCGTTTATATCTCTAAGGGTGCCGAGAATACTTGGCAGAAGATCCTTGATGGAACACTTCGTGGCTTTTCTATCGGTGGCATGGTTCAGGATAGGAAGACTAGGTTTATGGAAAAACTTGGGCGGAATATTAATGAAATTGTTCGTTATACTCTTGGTGAGCTTAGTGTTGTTGATAATCCATGTAATCCTGCTGGAATGTTCGCTATGATCAAGAGTGTTGATGGCCAACTTGAGTATGTTGGCGAAAATCTTCAAGATGTTTTTTATTGTGAAGATGACAAGTACGCTTCTGTTGGCGCAGATAGCGCTTGCCCTGCTTGCTCTGAGGAAATGGTTATCATTGGTCGGACAGAGACATTTGATAGTGTGCAAATAAATAAGTTTATATCTTATTATGAAGATATTATGACGAAAGCTCTTTCCGATATTAATACTGTCCCCACTGACGCTATGGCCGCAGAGGCTCGTCGTGGTCTTGAGTGGAGAAGAGAATTTAATCGTGGCGGAACTGCTGTAGGTGTTGCTAGAGCTAGAGATATTATGAATAAAGATAGACTTAGTATCTCAACTGTTCGCAGAATGCACTCATTCTTTTCCCGCCATGAAGTTGATAAGCAGGGCAAGGGCTTCACTCCGGGAGATGGTTATCCTAGCGCCGGACGGATCGCTTGGGCTTTGTGGGGCGGAGATCCCGGTCAGACTTGGGCGCGCGCCATCACTAATAGAATTAAGGCTATGGAAAAGGCTGTCGGTACTGATGTCGAAGGAATGACTGTCGATGGGCCTTCTGAGATGATCTCGGAGACTACTAAGGCTGCAGCGAAGCGCGGAGATTTTGTTTCTTGGAATTCTTCTGGCGGAACTGCGCGGGGCAAGGTTGTGCGAGTTGAGAGAAGCGGAGAGATCGACGTTCCGAATTCAGACTTTAGTGTAGCGGGAACTTCGGAAGATCCTGCTCTTTTGATCCAGATTTGGAGGGAGGGCTCTGAAGGATGGGCTGCTACCGATACTTTTGTTGGCCATAAGTCTTCGACTGTAAGAGCAATTGCTGATCTTGATAAGTCTGTTGACACTGCTCAAATTGGTGAGGGTGGCGGTGGCATTAAAAATCCCGCTCAAGGCAATGAATTAGATTTTATTATTGGAAAAGTTGTGGTTGAGCGTGACGGAGAGTTCTGCGTCATGTCTGAAGATGGCTCTAGGAGCTTTGGTTGTTATCCTTCTGAGCGAGAGGCTAATAGCAGACTCGCTGAAGTTGAAAGTTTCAAAGAAATGAATAAGGCTACTACTAAGCGCGAAGATGGAGAAGATTTTCCTGCCGCCGCTTTCGCCTATGTTCCAGATCCTGAGTCGCCTTCTACATGGAAGCTGCGTCTTTGGGACAGTCTTGATGAAAAAGAGACTGTTGCACAAGTTTCCCGCGCCGTTTCGGCTTTAAGCCCTTCCGGTTTTCGGGGAAATAGAGTTCAGATTCCCGCAGAGGATCTTGCTTCTGTTAAAGCAAAAGTTCGTGCAGCTTGGCGTCAGGTTAATGGACCTGATCGTGAGTTGCCTGCAATTCTGAAGAGAGATAACTCCAATTATTTGGAAGACATCATAGAGAAAGGAGGCACAGATTCTATGAATTTGCAAGAAAATGAAATTAATGATAATGTAAATACTATGTCGGAAGATTTAACGGAAACACAAAAGCAGAGCATCCTGTCGAAGATGGGAGAATTTATTTTTGGTAAGCAAGAGTCAATTGAAAAGGCTCAGACTATCGAAGTAAATACTGCTAATGGCAACTTTAGAGTTGTCACTGATGGTTCTATGGCAAATCCTCCGCAGGTTGTTCTCAACATGGTCGATGTCGGCGCTGTTGAAGAAAAAGCTGGCCATATGGGCATGGATGAAGAAATGAAGTCATCCGGCGAAGATATGGTAGGAAAGTCTGAAGATGCTGGTACAGAAGAGGCTGCAACTGACGTTGTAGAAAAGTCTGAATCAGTTGATTCGGTTGATGAAGGAGAAGAAATGGATTTTGAAAAGGTACTTGAAGGCCTGAGCAATCTCCTTGACGAGAAGCTTGAGAAGGTAAAGGCAGAAATTACAGCAGAGGTTGACGGGAAGATCGAGTCCATCGAAAAGTCCGTTTCTGAGGTAAAGGAATCAGCCGAGGAAATCTCAAGCGATCTTGAAAAGGTTGCTAACTCAGGTGCAGAGAAGAAGTCAGCTGATGTAGAAGCTGATGTTGTTGAAGAAGAGGTTCTCGAAAAGAGCGCCGATTCTGAAGGTTTCTGGGGCGGAATTTTTGTTCCCGTCGCAGTTGCTAAAGTTTTAGGCTACGATTCATAACTAGGAGGTGAATAATGAGCAGCAAAGATTTATTAGAAAAGGTAATTAATACTACTCAGATTGGCGCCGGTTCAGGCGGTATTCTGAATGCAAAGCAGGCAAATCGTTTTATCGATTTTGTTTTCGATCAATCTGTCCTTATGAAGACGGCTCGCATCGTTCGTATGAACGAGCCAACCATCGACATTGATAAGGTTGATATCGGCCAGCGCATTATGCGCAAGGCTACTGAAGGTACGGATGATGGCAGCAATGCTGATCCCACTTTCACGAAGATTTCTATGACCACCGTTAAGCTTCGCCTTGATTGGGAGCTTACCACTGAGGGTCTGGAAGACAATATTGAAGGTGACTCTCTGGAAGACCATGTAGCATCGCTTATGGCCCGCCAGACTGCAAATGATCTTGAGGATCTTTTGATTCACGGTGATACCTCGGAGACTGGCCTTCCGTTGATTAAGGCTCTTAATGGCTTCCGTAAGCTTGCTAGAGCCAATGGCGTTGTTGTAGACGCCGCTGGTGCAAACCTCACTCGCGCAGTATTTGATGCAGCGCTTCGTGATATGCCCAATAAGTACCTGCAGCGTCGGTCACAGCTTGCGTTCTCAACGTCAAGCTCGTTGCTTCAGGATTATATTCACAGTCTTACTCTTGATGTTGCCGCTAATGGTGGCCCTTCTGCTGGTTCTGTTCTTGGCGATGCTATCGTCAATCAGGGCCTTGGTGGAGGTCAGGGTGGCGGTGCTGGTACGGCTTATGTCGCTGGCATTCGTCCATTCGGTATCCCGCTTCTTGAGATTCCTCTTTACGAGGAGACTGAGACTGGCTCATACACCGCTGCTACTGGTCAGCATGGTGTTGTTGAACTTACGTTCCCGCAGAACCGCATCGTCGGTATGCAGCGTGACATTGTTGTCTATCGTGAGTTTAAGCCCAAGAAGGATGCTATTGAGTACACTCAGTTCATTCGGGTTGCTTGTCAGATCGAAAATGCCGCTGCTTACGTTCACGTTCGCAACGTCAAGGTTCGTTCATAGTAGTTAGTCACAATTTGTGATATGATTATGCCGGGGAGAAATCCCCGGCATTTATCATTTTAAGGAGAATTGTATGCCCCCTGCAAAGAAATCGCTTACAGAGGAAAATACGGGGCAATCAGAGGAGTCTGAGAGCACTGTCGCTAGTAAGCCAGCAAGGAAGATTGTGAAGAAAGTTGAAGTTTCTGATCTTCATGTAGAAGATTCTAATGATCCTATTTCCAAAATTAATCAAGAACAGGTCATGGTTTACATGAAGAGTGGTTATTCGTATTCTTCTCCGGAAGTCTCGTTTACCAGAGATAAGCCTTTTCGTCTGATGAACCCTATTGACGCTGCAAGGTTAATTAGTAGCATGGATTATCGTTTTGCATATGCAAATAAAGAGCAGGTTGAAGAGTTCTATTCGCTTGGTTAAAAAACGTGATGGTGTTATACTTTTCATATGAACACTTATTCTCCTTACAATGCTGTAACAGAGAGCTTCACATATCCAAGCGCCCCAGACGCAGGCACCGCTACTGCCACCGTATATTATGACTTAGGAGACACTGTTGTTGCTGCAACAGCTCCTACGCTGGTTAGCGGAAACAATTATTCGATCACAATTGCCGACGATCTCATGGGAGCTGCTGGAGTTTATAGAATCAAATGGTCTTGTAATATTTCTACAACCCCTTTTTACGCTTACACAGAGTTCAAGATTGAGGATACCTATGTATCCAGCGAAAGCTTTTTCTCTGAATTTCCTGAATACGATCTCCCCCAGTATACCTCTAGATTTGCTTCAGTTGAGAAGGTAGCTAGGCGCATTATTGATACTTATACAGGCCAGGATTTTCAGTTTATAAAAAACAAGACTTATAAGTATGATGGAAATGATAGATCAGTACTCTATCTTGGTTCCCGCCTTAACTCTTTCACTAGCGTTCTTGTGGATGATACAGATTATACAACTGCTGTCCGAGTTGATTTTAGATCAAAGTATTATTTGAAAACCATCTATCCG